TATCTTTATGAGTATTTTAGTAGAAAAAAATACAACATTGACAAAGGTTTAGCCTCTAAAATATTAATGAAAGAATTTAATTGCGAACACTCGCTTGAAAATACTTCTGGTAAAGCAGAGGGTGAAGAAAACAAATCTACACGGTGTTTGAAAGTTCCTGTTGATATAATGGAGAAAGAATACGAAGTTCAAGATCCTGAAATAAAAGAGAAAGAAAAAATTTACTAATGCATAGAAAAATAGTTATAGGCCCTCCTGGCACAGGCAAGACAACTTTTTTAAAAAACAAAGTACAAGAGTTTTTAGATCGCGGCACACCGCCCACGGAAATAGCGTATCTTAGTTTTACTGTCAAAGCTGCTGAAGAAATACGAGACAGAGTTATGGGTATTGATACCAGCACTGGGGAGAAGGTCGGAGACAATGTTAAAAAAATGTTTCCGTTTTTTTGCACGCTTCATTCTATTGCTTATAAGCAATTAAAGTTACGCCAAGATGATATTATGGATGGTGATGACTATGATCAGTTATCAAGAGACACAAAAAGAAAGTTTGTAAACAAAATGAAAAAAGGAAATGGTGTAGATATATCTATGCCTACTCCTGGCAGTGAGTATCAAGACATAATTAATTTAGCGCACGCTAAATATCCTGATGATGAAAATAGATTAACAGAAATATTAAAGTATAGAAAAGTAAGTAATGAAGGTGCTAGAGATATAATACGTCAAATGGATAAAGACTTATCTAAGTACAAAAGAAAAAATAGAAAATTAGAATACCATGATTACTTTATAAACTTTTTAAAACACGGAGAAGTTCCTAATCTTCAATATTTACTTATAGATGAAGCTCAAGACTTATCCTTACATCAATGGCAAGTAGTGAATAAAATACAAAAAGAATCAGGTGCAAAAGAAACATACGTGGCAGGTGATGATGATCAAGCAATTTTTCGTTGGGCAGGTGCTGACATAGAAAATTTTATAGACATGGCAAATCAAACGTCAGGTAATGAAATTATACAACTGCAACAATCGTATCGTATTCCTCTAAGAGTACACAGACTTGCCACAAATTTAGCACATAATATTTCACGCAGAGTGCAAAAAGAATATTTACCCAGAGAAGAGAACGGAGATATAAAAGTCTTAATTTCCAGACCTTTAGGCGAACATCTTAAAGAAGGAGAGTGGTTAATTTTATGTCGAACTCATGCTGTTGTGCAAGAAGTAATTGATAGTTTGATTCAAAACGGACACATATTTAAAGTGTATGGAAAGAACTATATTCAATATGATTATATAAAAGCAATAAAGGGCTGGACCGCTTTGTGTAGAGGAGAAAAAGTTATTGGTGCTGATATTTCTATTTTATATAAAAATATGGATAGCACTAGAATAAGTCGAGGACACGGAGAATTCAAAGGCGATCCTGATGAAATGTTTGACATGGAAAAGTTATTTCAACATTTTGGATTAAAAAGACATGTGGTTTTAAAAACAGAAGACGAGCTAGGAGATACGCAAACTATAAACAAAGACGTAAAAGATATTGTATGGTATGATATGTTAAATGGTAAAAACATTAGAAAACAGGAAGCCTATTTAAGAAATATTTTAGAGTCTGGATTTAATTTGGAAACTAAACCAAGAATTGAAGTGTCTACTATTCATGCCTCGAAGGGTGGCGAAAGACAAAAAGTAATGTTAATTGCAGATATGAGTTATGGTCCACATAATGCAATGATGTCTAGTCAAGAAGGAAGAGATGATGAAGCAAGAGTATTTTATGTTGCAGCAACTAGAGCTAAAGAAGAATTACATCTCGTTAGACAAACAACAAAACAATATGAATACGAACCTATTTTTATGGCAGTGAGAGACAGCGAAAGGTAACAATATGATTTGTCAAAAAATTTTACAAGAAGCAGAGAAACTTGTTGGTGGTGATCGACAAAAAGACTATGGTGATAAATTAACAAACCATCAAAACATTGCTAAGTTATGGAGTGCATATCTTGATAAAAATATTACACCACATGATGTTGCTATATGTATGGGTCTTGTTAAAATAGCCAGATTAAAACACGCACATAAAAAAGATAGCTATGTTGATTTAGCTGCTTACGCTGCGATAGCTGGAGAAATAGATGAAAGAACAACCTAATTGGTTCCCTAAAGCACACCGTATGCCAAGTGAATGGCTTATGCCTGATCACTTTCCTGATTTATCGGGCTACGATGAAATAGCAATTGATTTAGAAACACGTGACCCTGGTATAAAAGACACAGGGCCAGGATATATTCGTAAGCACGGCGAAGTAGTTGGTATTGCTGTTGCAGTAGAAGGGTGGTGTGGTTATTATCCCATTGCCCACGAAACACCGCCCAACATGGATAAAGAATTAGTTACCAGGTGGTTGCGTAAACAGTGCTCCTATGAGTCTATAAACTATATATTTCATAATGCTTTCTATGATGTAGGCTGGTTAAAGACAATGAATATTGACATCAAAGGAAAAATAATAGACACTCTAATTGCAGCACCACTCGTGGATGAGAATAGGTTCAGATTTGATTTAAACTCATTAGCAAAAGATTATCTACAAGAGTCAAAATCGCAAGCCCAACTCTACGAAGCTGCAAAGATGTGGGGCCTAGATCCGAAAGGTGAAATGTGGAAGCTTCCCGCCTCACATGTTGGAGAATACGCTGAACAGGATGCCGCTGTAACGCTAAAGCTATGGCATCACTTACGTTTAAAAATACAAGAAGATAACTTAATTAATATTTTTGAGTTGGAGACTGATTTATTTCCTGTTTTATTTGAGATGAAACAAAAAGGTGTTAGAGTAGATTTAGAAAAAGCGGATAATATAAAAAATGATTTACTGGCTAAAGAAAATAATCTCCTTAGATCCATTAGAAAACTTTCTGGAGTGGATGTCGAAGTCTGGGCTGCCGCTAGCGTGGCAAAAGCGTTCGATAAGCTTTCACTGCCATATGATCGTACTCCAACAGGGCAACCAAAGTTTGACAAGAACTTTCTTGCGACACATGATTCCCCTCTCGCTAAAATGGTTGTGGAGTGTCGTGAGATTAACAAGGCGAGAACAACGTTCATTGAGAGTATCACCAAGCATTCGTTCCGAGGCAGGATACATGCTGAAATACATCAAATGCGATCCGACCAAGGAGGAACGGTAACAGGTAGGTTCAGTTATAGTAATCCGAACTTACAGCAAATACCAGCACGGCACGGGATTCTCGGCCCACTGATCAGAAGTATATTTATACCTGAAAAGGGTAAAGAGTGGGGCATCTTTGATTACTCGCAACAAGAACCACGGCTCGTCGTTCATTACGCTTACATGAATAATTTTAAAAGCGCTGATACCTTTCTTGAAGCGTATAAAGAAGATGATACGACAGACTTTCATACTATGGTGTCCGAAATGGCAGGCATAGATCGTAAGATAGCCAAAACAATAAATCTTGGTTTGTTTTATGGTATGGGTAAAGGTAAGCTGATGTCACAACTTGGTGTAAGCGAAGAAGAAGCAACAGAGATATTACAAAAGTATCATCAACGCGTACCCTTTGTAAAAAAATTAACATATGATGTAATGCGTACAGCAGAAGAAAATGAATTCATAACCACGATAAGTGGTAGACGCTGTCGATTTGATCAATGGGAATCTGCTACTGAGTGGGGATCTAAGTCGTTTCGTGATAAAGAAGACGCTATAAAAGAATACGGCAAAAATAATATTAAACCTGCCTGGACATACAAAGCATTAAATAGATTGATACAAGGCTCTGCGGCTGATCAAATAAAGACAGCTATGGTAGCTTTGGCTAAAGAAGGGTTATTGGCACATATACAAGTACATGATGAATTAGATTTTTCTGTTGCAAGTGAAGAGGATAAAGCTAAGATTAAAGAGATTATGGAACACTGTGTAGAAAAACTTAAAGTCCCTAGCAAAGTCGACGTTGAGTGCGGTGACAGTTGGGGCGACGCAGGTGGTTAAGCTATTTGTATTGGTTGTAAGCCTATGGGGCTATAACGGTAATACCTGGGTGTACACTGGTAATCAAATGGTGCTCAAAGAACCATTGCCCAAGGAACAATGTGAAGAGATCGCGGCCAACTGGCAAAAGTTTGAGATGAATCAATACTTTCGTTTTTCCATAGAATGTATTGAAGATATTAGAAAACAGACTTGACACTCCCATTA